CCCAGCCGGTCGAGTCTGCCGCTGTCCCCTCCTGGTGATCGAGCGCAGGCCCAGCCGGTCGAGTCTGCCGCTGTCGCCGGCCGGCCGCGGAATAGACTCCGCGGCCGGCCGGCCGGCCGTTTTCTACCGATGGCAATGAACACTGCCAATAAACCGAGAGACCCCGCGGAGAGTCTGGCCGTCCGCATGGTGCAGCATAAAACCGGCCGATACCGAACCGTCAACGCGCGCCCGGCCGGACTTGCCATGGAGGCCCACGACGACGCCGCGGCCATCCATATCGGCTAGCCGAAGGTCATGCCGATCGCCGTTGACGACATTCAAAGTAAAATCGCGGCCGCTATCGTCCGTGAAACGGACGGTTTTCGGGAGCGCGCCCCACAATCCGCGGGATGGTGCATACGCACTATCAAACGCGATGACGACATTCCGGCCGGCCGCGACAATCGCGGCAACGTCGGCCGTCGTCGTGCGCTCATTAAAACTGTGGCACAACTGGTAATTCGATGGCAACGTATGGCGATGCTTCGGCAAGGCCTTCGTATAATCGAGAAAACAGATATCGGGAAAATCGCGGAAAATCTCGGGCAAAACACGCTCGTATACAACGTCGGAAGATACATTGAGGCGGACGGCCGGCCGAACATGCGAACGACGGCAAAGCTTCGCGAAGCTTTGCAACTCCTTTCGAAGTTTTGCGACGAAAACCGGCCGGAAATAGTTAAAAAGAATCGACCGGCCGATCAGTGCCAAACGGGTCGAGACCGTTACGTTCATGCCAGACCAGAATCCGTTGCACGCCATCGTACATGCGGCCGTTCTCCACGAGCACAATTCCTTCCCCGAATAGGCGGCCGGGGCGAGCGCGAGGCCGATCGCACGATATCGGCCGGCGCGCCCGGGAAGCTTCCGAAGCTTGGAATTTGCGGACAACAGCGGCCGGCGAGAATGCCATTTTCCGACGTGAATTTTCGGCTGTTTACCCTCTTCGGCAACGCGGAATGCAATGCCGAAAATGGGGTTCTCGGCGTCGTGGCCGATGACACCCCACGCCATCTGATCGGTGGCCGTGATCGTGTCGGCCGGAATGTTATATCGGCCGCACAACGCGGCCGATACTTCGGCACGATCGGCCGCGTACTTGCGCTGAATCTCCGCGATCTCTTCGCGGGAAAGCTTATTCGAGCAATTGTTTTCGCTGACGATGGCAAGCATAGTAAAACTCCGTTTCGTTGTGAAAAACGCGGCCGACAATCGGCCGCACGACAAGCTTATACGCTATTGTTCGGCATGCGCCTAGCCTAGGCTTGAAAATTTTGGCAAGAGGCTGTTTTTCCGAAGCGTAGGGGGTGCCCGCATTAAGTTACCCCACCGATAGGGGGTGCCCTGCCCCAGGGCCGCGCAGGGCAGACCGCATGTCCAAGGAGGAAGGCACGCGGACAAAACTGACCCTTTCGCTGGCCGGCTGTTCGCCGGCCAGCAGTCCAGCGGTTTTCGACTCCTTTGCGTGGCCCAGTAGCCTGTCGATAGGCTTGTGGGCATGAAGGGTCGCCCGCCAACACCGAAGCACATCCTCGCGATGCGAGGATCGAAGCACGCCAAGAACCGCGAGGAACTCGGCGCGGCCCCGGCTACGCCGATCACGGCTCCTGAGTGGCTGAAGCCTCGAGCGCAGGAGATTTTCTCCCGCGTTGTGAGCTGGCTGGAGGGCATGGGCACCCTGGCCGAGTCTGACGAACACGTCATCACCCGATACGCGACGACCTACGTCATGTGGGAATACGCCTCGCAGCAGCTCCAGGCGTTGGATTCGGCCTACGTCGAGGTTCTGGCACCCGACGGGTCAATCCGTTTCTCTCGGCCAGTGGCTATGGCGATGCAGGCAAAAGAGTGCGGCGAGGCGCTTCGGCATCTCGAGACCGTCCTCGGCCTGACCCCAGGCGATCGCACCCGACTCGGCTACGGAGCCGTGAAGGTCGTCGTCGATCCGATGGATGCTCTCCTCGCAAAGCGTGGTTGATATCCGCGATTTCATCGGCTTACTGAAGCACAGTCGCGGCGACTTTGCGGGGCAGCCGTTTGTCCTGCAACCCTGGCAGGACGAGTATCTCAACAAGCTCTTCAACACGAAGAAGCCCGACGGGCTGCGGCAGTATCGAACGAGCCTGCTCGCCCTCCCCCGCAAGAACGGAAAATCCGCAATTTCCGCAGCGGTTGGATTGTTCATGTTGTGCTGCGATGACGAGGGGGCCGAGGTGATCGTCGCGGCCGGCGACCGCTCCCAGGCGGCGCTGCTCCATACCGCGGCGAAGCAGTTCGTCGAAAGCTGCCCATCGCTGGCGAAGCGGTGCAAGATATACCGCAACAGCATCGTCTTCCCCGAGAAGAACTCGACGATGCTCTGCATCTCGAGTGAGGCCGGCACGAAACACGGTTACAACCCGAGCTGCGTGCTGGTCGACGAATATCACGTCTTCCCCGACCGCGAGCTGGTCGATGTCTTGGAAACAGGTACTGGTGCCAGAAGCCAGCCGCTCACCATCTACATCACGACGGCCGGCACCGACATGGACGGCCCGTGCTACAAGGACTGGCAGCGGGCAGTGAAGATTCGCGACGGCGTGCTGAAGGACGACTCGTTCCTGCCGTGCATCTACGCCGCCGATCCCGAGGACGACCCGTTCATCGAGGAGACGTGGAAGAAGGCGAATCCAAACTATGGAATTACGCTGAAACCCGAGTATTTCCAGCAATTTGCCCAGAAAGCGAGAGAGTCGCCGGCTGATGAGGTCGTCTTCAGGACTTTGCATTTAGACCAGTGGCAGCGTTCTGAAACCAAGTGGATCAGGCACGGTGCATGGGACGCCAACAACGCGCCACTGCGGCCGACGGCTGGGCGGCCGTGCTGGTGCGGCGTTGACCTCGCCAGCACATTCGACACGACGGCGTTCGTGGCGGTCTGGCCTGACGCCGACGGAACGTATGACGTTCACGCTCACTTCTTCATCCCCGAGGAGAACGCGCACAAACGGTCAAAGGAAGACCGGGTGCCGTATCAAGCGTGGGCCGACGCAGGTTTGGTACAATTAACGGATGGTGACATAACGGACTATGACGCCGTGCGCGATTACATTCTCTCGTTCTGCGAGAAGAATGCGGTTCGCGGTATTGCAATCGACCGCTGGAATGCGGTGCATCTGACGACGCAACTGGTAGCGGAGGGAATCGACGTTAAGCCTTTTGGACAAGGTTTTGCCAGCATGAGCGCGCCTTCTAAGCTGCTCGAGACACTGACCGTGTCCAAGCGTTTGCGGCACGCCGGCAACCCAGTCCTCGCGTGGCAGATGTCGAATGTTCAGGTCAAGATCGACGACGCCGGAAACATAAAACCGACCAAGAAGAACTCACATTCGACCGCCCGCATCGACGGGGCCGTCTCTCTGATCATGGCCCTCGGTATCTCCAGCAGCGAGAACCACGGCAACACCGACGAACCAACCCTCATGGTGCTCTAGCGTGGATAAGATCGACGAGGAAGTCTCCGATCTGATTGAGCTTCGCGGCAGTCTCTCTCGCATTTTCGAGGAGATAACCAACACTCGTCGCACCGCATCCGGCGTCACTGTATCCCCCGAGACCGCTCTTGAATGCACGGCGGTTCTCGCCTGCGTGCGGGTGCTGTCGGAGTCGATTGCCAGCCTCCCGTTCAACGTCTACCGCAGGCTCCCCGGCGGCGGCAAGGAAATCGCCGAAGAACAGCATCTGCATGAGGTGCTCTGCTACCAGCCGAATTCTTGGATGACGGGCTTCGAGTTCAGGGAACTCATGCAAAGCTGGCTTCTGCTCTGGGGCAATGCCTACGCCTACATCAAGGGCGGCCGGCAGGGCGGCGTGACCGAGCTGATCCCGCTGCATCCGTCGCGGATGGAGGTCAAGCGGCTCACCAACGGCAAGCTCCGGTATTACTACACCGAGCCGACGACTCCGATTCAGCCACAGGTCGAGATCACCGAGTATCGGCAGGACGAGATTTTTCATTTGCGGTGGCTCTCATCCGACGGGGTGAAGGGCTTCACGCCGACGACGCTCTCCAGGGACGCGATCGGGCTGGCCCGTGCCACTGAGTTGCACTCAGGCGCGTTCTTCGGGAACAACGGACAACCCGGCACCTACATCGAAACCGATCAACCGCACAAGCCCGAGGTGCTGGCGCGTTTCAAAGAGCAGTGGAATGACGCTCACCAAGGCCCGCTGAACGCATACAAGACCGTCGTGATGCCTTTTGGCTTCCACCGCAAGTCGGTTGAGATTCGCAACGATACCAGCCAGCTTATTGAGACACGCCGCTATCAGTGTGAAGAGGTGAGTCGAGCCTACCGCGTTCCAGGCCATTTGATCGGCGACCTGTCGAATGTGCGGTTCTCAACGGTGGAGCAGTCGGCCATCGACTTCGTCACGTTCAGCTTGATCCCCTGGTGCCGCCGATGGGAAATGGCGTGCCGCCGTGATCTCGTAGTCGATGACAAGCAGTATTTCTGCCAGTTCGATACGAACGCCCTGATGGTCGGCGACTATGCGGCGCGTTCGCAGTTCCTGCGGGAGATGGCGAACCTCGGTGCCCTGGACATCGACGAAATCCGTTCGCAGATCGGCTACAACCCGCTGCCCAACGACCTGGGCAAGAAGCGATTCGTGCAGGTCAATATGCAGTTGCT